CCCAAGAATAGATTTTAAAAACAACGCAACTGGGCACTTGTTGTTAGAGCCACAGAGTACTAATTTAATCCCTTATAGTGAAGATTTTAGCCAATGGACTTTAGGTAGTAATTCTATTTTAACTTTTGAAAGCAATATAATTGCGCCAGATGGAAGTTTAGGAGTTTATAGGTTACAAAACCCACAAACAGGCTCAACATTTTTAACAATAGGGTTTAGAAATTGCAGGAACTATAGTTTATTTGTTAAAGCAGTAACTGAAGGCGTTAATAATCAATTTAATTTAGATGCTTCAGGTCAGCCTACTGACACTAAAACCGCAACAACTCAATGGCAAAGATTTAATAGAGACTTTGTAAGCCAAGCAAACTATAATTTATCTATTAATAATGGAATAGATAACTACGCCTCTGACATATATATTTGGGGCGCTCAAGCAGAAGCATTAGCATATCCAACTTCCTACATTCCTACTTCAGGTTCTACTGTCACTCGCTCAGCGGAAGTTTGTAACAACTCTGGCTCAGAGCAAGATTTTAACGACAGCGAAGGGGTTTTGTATGCAAATATAGCGGCACTTACTAATGACTTGACTTTTAGAATTTTATCTGTAAGTGATGGAAGTAACGATAATGTTATTAAATTCGGATATAGAACTACATCAAATGCAATATACTACGAAGTAAGAAGTGAAGATGTTTCACAAGCATTTCAAATATACACTACAACAGATGTAAAACAATTTCATAAAGTAGCAGTTTTATATCAACAAAATAACTTTAAATTATTTATAAACGGATTTAATGTTTTGTCTGATACAGGTGGGGTGACTCCGATTGGATTAAATAACTTGTCTTTTGATATAGGCGGTAACGATTTCTACGGAAAAACAAAAGAACTTGAAGTATTTAAAAGAGCATTAACAGATTTAGAACTAGAAAGTTTAACAAGTTGGGACAGCTTTATAGAGATGGCCACTGAATTAGAATATACAATAGAATAATGGCGAATACATTTAAATTTGGAAACGGAGAGTGGGCACGCAAAACTGGACAAGTTTTAGCTTATAATTCAGAGAATGACAACTACAAACCCTTGCCTTTTACTTTTGATAGAGCATCATCTGCAACAAGGGTCAATAAAGAAGGGTTAATCGAAACAGTAAGCGTAGACGAACCACGTATTGACTTTCTAAACAACACTAAAGGGCATTTGCTATTAGAGCCACAGAGGCAGAATATTATTACTTATAGTGAGGATTTTAGCGACAGCAGTTATCTAAAAACTAATTGTACAATAACATCTAACAACAGTATAAGTCCAGATGGAACACAAAATGCTGACAAATTAAATTTCACAACATCAAACGGATATATCGTAAGAACAACAAGTTTTACAAGTGGTCAAGAGTATACAATGTCTTTTTATGCAAAAACAGAAAGCGGCACACTTGATTTTACTTATGGTAATATGGATTATGTAAGTATTAGTGGTACTGCAACAACCGAATGGCAAAGGTTTGAAATTACACAAACATTGCCAGTTTCAACAAGATATCCTAAAATACAAACAACAGAAATAGGTTCTTTATTATTATGGGGTTGGCAAGTCGAACAAGGAAGCTACGCTACTTCGTATATACCAACGTCAGGAAGTGCTGTAACGCGTAGTGCGGAAACTTGTAATAATGCAGGTAACTCAACTGTATTTAATGATAGTGAAGGTGTGTTGTATTTGGAGACAAAACCTATAACTGATAACTACGCAAATAATGGTGTTAGTTTTTCATCTCAAATTAATTTAAGTGATGGAAACTTAAATAATGGGGCTAATATAAGGTTTAGAGGAACTGTTTTACAATGCTTGTATTATAATGGTTCAGGCTATACGGCAGTATTAGATTATCTTAATATTTCAGTTACAGAAACATATAAAGTTGCTTTTTTATATAAGCAAAATGATTTTAAAATGTATGTTAATGGTGTATTAACAGATTCAGATACATTTGGTTCAATAGGTTCTTTTACGTTAGATAGAGTAACTTTTGATAACTCAAATGGTGTAAATCTATTTTACGGAAAAGTAACAGATTTAAGAGTTTACAACACCGCACTAACAGACGCAGAACTAATAGCATTAACAAGTTAATTTAATACAATAAAATATATATTTAAGAAATACGAGTTTGAAACTCAAGAGTTAATAAAAACAATAATAAATCAATAATGAACAAGGTAGGTAAATATGAATTTGCTTCAAAGCAAGAAGCGCTTGAAGCAATAAAATCACTAGGCGTTTCAACTGATGAAGAAACAAATCAAGAATACCCAACGCATAAACACAGCGTAGTAGATCTTGGTAATATTGTTTTAACACAAGGTGAATACGATGAAGAAGGAAATGAAGTAGTAGCACCTGTGCTTTCAGAAAATTACCACGTAGATGTAATGTGGAAAAATTTAGTTGCAGACGAGGAAACAGGGGAATACTCAGAGCCAGATAATTGGAAATCTAAAAGAGCTGTATTAGAGCCCGGATCAGAAGGTGTACACGGTTTTTTTGGCGTTAGCTATATATCACAAGGTTTTGGTCAAGCTGTAAGTGAATAAAAAAATATGTAACTATTTACATATCAATTAAATTAAATTAAATTAAATGGCAAAAATTACAAAAGAACAACTAGATATAGTTGTTAAACAACAACAAGAGCTCAATAAGCTAGTAAATGAAATAGGTGTTTTAGAAACACGTAAGCACGCAGCGTTACATAAGATAGCAGGCGTAAATGAAGATATTGAAGCTACTAAAGCTGAGCTTGAAAAAGAATATGGTAGTATAAGCGTTGACCTTGAAACAGGCGAGTATACTATTATAGAAGAAGAAGAAACAAAGGAATAATGGAAAATGTTATAAGAAAAATCAGTATTGGTTCTGATTATAAAAATGACGCGATGCATTATTCTGTAGGCCAAGAGGTTTATGGTGGGCACACTATTGCATATATTTTATTTGACAATACTGATAATTCTTATAATATTCATATAAAGAAAAACAATGAGGTATTGCCATGGAAAAAGTTTAATTCCAATATGGCTATATCCATTGAGTATGATTTAGAATATTAATGAGAAGTGTATACGATTTTATAATCAAACCACTTGGCGAGAGGTACGATAACGAACTTAAGGTTGGAGATAAGAAGTTAATACTTAACTCTAAAATAGAAAGCCACAAGTTTGTAAACAATAAAGCTATTGTAATGTCTACCCCTTTAGCGATAACAACACCAATTGAAGTAGGTGATACAGTTATAGTGCATCATAATATATTTAGAAGATATTACAACCATCAAGGTAAAGAAGTTAATAGTAGTAAATATTTTAAAGATGACATGTATTTCTGTCAACTAGACCAAATATATCTATATAAACGTATGGTGCAATGGCATCCGTTTAACAATAGATGTTTTGTAGCTCCCATAGTTAATAAGGACGATCTAGATTTATCTAAAGAAAAAAAGCATCTTGGGATATTAAAGCACGGAAATAAATCGCTAGAGAGTAAAAATATAAAACCCGGTGATATAGTTGGGTTTACGCCTAATAGTGAGTTTGAGTTTGTTATAGACAATGAGCTGCTGTATTGCATGCGAACAAAAGATATTGTAATTAAATATGAACACGAAACAAGCGAAACTCAATATAATCCAAGCTGGGCAAAAAGCAGTTAATGAGCTTATTAAAGTAGCAGAAGAACAGATCATAACTAACACTGAAGATGATGTTTCTGCAGATCGTTTAAAAAACGCTGCTGCTACAAAAAAGCTAGCTATATTCGATGCGTTTGAAATACTTGCGCGTATTGAAGAAGAAAAAGCTATGCTTGAAGAAACAAGTAAAGAAACTAAGCAGAAAAGCTTTAAAGGTTTTGCTGAAGGAAGATCTAAGTAATGTACGAGCAAACTTTAGTAAGAACAATTACAGATCATATCAAACCATCTATTATAAAGAAAAATAATAGATATAAGAAATGGAAATACGGTTATGATGTAGAACACGATATAGTTGTTATAAGTAAGGACGGAACTATAGGCGAGATAATTGAAATACAAAATTTAATTATTGGACTTCCTGAAACGCCGAAAATTGTTTATGAAAACAAAGATAAGATGTGGAAGCGTTTGCCTTATCCTAAAGATCTTGAAAAAATTAAAAGTGTTTTTGACTGGAATAAATACCCAGCTACATTTAAAGAAAAACATTATGACTATATCGACGAAGAGTTTAATCGCCGTGAAAATGGTTTTTGGTTTATTAACAAAGACAAGCCTACTTATCTTACTGGTTCTCATTACATGTACTTGCAGTGGTCCAAGATTGATGTTGGGGCAGCAGACTTTAGGGAATCAAACAGATTATTCTTTATATTCTGGGAAGCTTGTAAAGCCGATCAAAGATGCTACGGTATGTGTTACCTCAAAAACAGGCGCTCTGGTTTTTCGTTCATGGCATCAAGTGAAACTGTCAACCAAGCTACAATATCAAGCGACGCAAGATTCGGTATACTGTCAAAGACAGGGGCTGATGCAAAAAAAATGTTTACAGATAAGGTAGTACCGATGTCGGTTAACTATCCTTTCTTTTTTAAACCAATACAAGACGGTATGGACCGTCCAAAAACAGAGCTCGCGTATAGGGTGCCAGCGTCTAAATTAACAAGACGTAAGCTTGACGCAGGTGAAGTTGACGAAGAGCTTGAAGGTCTTGATACAACTATTGACTGGAAAAACACAGGTGACAACAGTTATGACGGTGAAAAACTAAAACTGTTAGTGCACGATGAATCCGGCAAATGGGAAAGACCTGATAACATATTAAATAACTGGCGTGTTACAAAGACTACGCTTAGACTAGGTAGTAGAGTTGTTGGTAAATGTATGATGGGATCAACTAGTAACTCGCTTGATAAAGGCGGTGAAAACTTTAAAAAATTATACTATGACTCAGACGTTACAAAAAGAAACCGCAATGGACAGACTCGCTCAGGACTATATTCTTTGTTCATACCTATGGAGTGGAATTACGAAGGATTCATCGATGCTTATGGATTACCTGTATTCGACTCGCCAAAAGATAAGGTTAAAGACCCGCATGGTGAATTAATAATTAACGGTGTTATTGAGCATTGGGAAAATGAAGTTGACGGTTTAAAAAACGATCAAGACGGTTTAAACGAATACTATCGTCAGTTTCCCAGAACTGAAAAGCATGCGTTTAGAGATGAAGCAAAAGAATCTTTATTTAATCTAACTAAGATATACGAGCAAATAGATTACAATGAAGATGTTAAAAACAAATCACTAGTTACACGTGGTAGTTTTCAATGGGAAGGTGATAAGCTTGATACTATAGTAAGATTTGTACCAAACAACAATGGTAGGTTTTTAGTATCGTGGGTACCACCTGCGAATCTACAAAATCGTGTAATATTAAAGAATGGAGTGAAGTATCCAGGTAACGAGCACGTAGGTGCGTTTGGATGTGACTCATACGATATATCAGGTACAGTAGATAAAAGAGGATCTAAAGGATCTTTGCATGGTCTTACAAAGTTTAGTATGGAAAATGCTCCAGCTAATATGTTCTTTTTAGAATACATAGCAAGACCTGAAACAGCCGAGATATTCTTTGAAGATGTACTTATGGCATTGCATTTTTACGGTATGCCAATACTTGCAGAGAATAACAAACCAAGGCTTTTGTATTATTTAAAACGTAGAGGATATAGAAATTTCTCTATTAATAGACCGGATAAAGTTTATAATAAACTATCCGTAACAGAAAAAGATATTGGCGGAATACCAAACTCGTCAGAAGATATTAAACAAGCACACGCTGCAGCTATTGAATCTTACATTGAAGATTATGTAGGTATATTAAACGAAGGCTATGGTCAAATGTATTTTCAACGTACGTTAGAAGATTGGGGAAAATTTAATATAAACAATAGAACAAAGCACGATGCTTCTATAAGTTCAGGACTCGCTATAATGGCTTGCAACAAAAATAAATATACCCCCGTTTACAGGGTGCAAAAACAAGCTGTACAGTTGGGTTTTAAAAAATATAACAACAGCGGCAATATTTCAAAAATAATAAAATAGATGGTTTATACTAATGTTAATAGTTCTTTCCCAAGTCAGGTAGTACCTGACGCAGAGAAGTCTACAATGGAATATGGTTATGCCGTAGGTAGAGCTATTGAAAACGAATGGTTCAGAGGTGATCGTGGCTTAGGAGTTGGTGGTCGTTTTGGAAACAACTGGCAATACTTTCATCAATTGCGCTTATACGCTAGAGGTGAGCAGTCTGTTCAAAAATATAAAGATGAACTATCTATTAACGGTGATTTATCTTATCTTAACTTAGACTGGAAACCAGTTGCTGTATTATCTAAGTTTGTAGATATTGTTGTGAATGGTATGACTGATAAAGGTTATGAAATAAAATCATTTGCATCAGACCCTTATTCTTTACAAGAAAGAACTGACTTTGCTTTTAACGCTTTACGAGATATAAGTAATCAAGCTTTAATTAGCGAGTTAAATGAATTAACCGGTAAAAACTTTTTTAAAACACCTAATCCAGAGCAGTTACCACAAAACAAGCAAGAGCTTGAAATGTACATGCAGCTTAATTACAAACAGTCTATTGAAATAGCTGAAGAAGAAGTAATTGAAAATATTTTTAATTACAATAAGTATGAAGAGATTAAAAAACGCGTAGCGCAAGATTTAGTTATACTTGGTATTGGTGCTACTAAAACTGATTTTAATTTAGCTAACGGCGTAACAGTTAACTATGTAGATCCTGTTAATTTAGTTTATTCTTACACGGAAGATCCTAATTTTGAAGATATATACTATGTAGGTGAAGTTAAATCAATGAGTTTACAAGAAGTTAAAAAACTTTTTCCATATTTAACTGATTCTGATTTAAAAGAAATAGAAAAATATCCAGGTGATGTTAACTATACTAGAGGTTATTACGGTATAGACGATGATTATAATAATGTTCAGGTTTTATTCTTTGAATATAAAACATACAATAATCAAGTATTTAAAATAAAAGAAACTGATCAAGGTCTTGAAAAAGCACTTGAAAAAGACGATTCGTTTAACCCACCTGAAAACGCTGAAAATTACAATAAAGTACATAGAGCTATAGAGGTTTTATACAGCGGCGCTAAGATACTTGGTTTTGAAAAAATGCTTAAGTGGGAGCTTGCTGAAAATATGACTCGCCCGTATAGCGATCAAACAAAAGTGCAGATGAATTACAATATATCTGCGCCACGTATGTATAAAGGTCGCATTGAAAGCATTGTTAGTAAATGCATTGGGTTTGCTGATATGATTCAACTTACACATTTAAAAATACAACAAGTGTTGGCTCGTATGGTACCTGACGGTGTATTTGTAGATGTTGATGGTTTAGCTGAAGTTGATCTTGGTAATGGAACAACGTATAACGCTCAAGAGGCTTTAAACATGTATTTCCAAACTGGTAGTATTGTAGGTAGAAGTTTAACTCAAGATGGTGATCCTAACAGAGGTAAAGTTCCGATCCAAGAACTGCAGACATCGTCTGGCATGGCTAAAATACAAGCTCTTATACAAACGTATCAGTATTATTTACAAATGATAAGAGATGTCACGGGATTAAACGAAGCGCGCGATGGTAGTCAACCAGCTAAAGATTCACTTGTT